AAAACGATTATAACGACGACGGTAAAACGGATGACCATGAAGAAGATCATGAAGACATCGAAGACCGTGTTGTAGACCTTGAAGACGCACTAGACGACCTTAAAGCAGAATTTGAAGCCATGATGGGCGACAAAGAAGAAGGCGATGAGGACGAAGGCGAAGAAGGTGAAGAAGAATCAGAAGAAGCCGAAGAGGAAGCAATGGAACCTGCTATTGAGTCAACAGACGAAGAAGCAGAAGTTGTAGACGAAGCAAAACAAGCAAAATCCGCTGGCGAAACTATGCGTGAATACGTTGAAAAAGTTTCTGCTCCGAATAATTCCGAAGGTTCTGATGCAACTGCATCACCAGTAGCAAAAAATGCTAAAGCACCTAACGATGCTAAAGCACATGGTATTGGCGAAGGCGGTGAAGAAAAGGGCGGTAGTGCTCAAAAGCCAAAAGACATGGGAAAATCTTTCGAGAATGAACCAGGTTCAAAAGCCGGAGACACTTTTAGTAAAGCATCTGCACCAAAGAGTGCTGAGTAATTAGGAGTTAGCCAATATGGCATACTTAAGAGAACATCTTACGTTCGATCAGGCGAAAGTCACCCTTGAGTCCCAAGGTGAAGGGGAAAACAAAAACCTTTATTTAAAAGGCATTTGTATTCAGGGTGGTGTTAAAAACGCAAACCAGCGTATCTACCCTGTCTCCGAGATAGGCAACGCTGTTAAGACACTCAAGGATCAGATCGACGGCGGTTACTCTGTGCTAGGTGAAGTTGATCACCCAGATGATTTAAAAGTAAATTTAGATCGTGTATCGCATATGATTACAGATATGTGGATGGATGGACCTAATGGGTTTGGCAAGATGAAAATTTTGCCAACCCCAATGGGCAATCTTGTAAAAACCATGTTAGAATCAGGTGTGAAACTGGGAGTCAGTTCACGTGGAGCAGGTGAAGTTAACGAATCCAGTGGAGAAGTTAACGGATTTGAAATTATCACAGTAGATGTGGTAGCACAACCAAGTGCGCCAGGTGCATATCCTACACCAATCTATGAACACTTCATGAATACAAGAGGTGGTTATAGTGCGATTAGGGCGGCGCATGAAGTATCGAAAGATGCTAAAGCACAAAAGTATCTCAAAGAACAGATGCTACGAGTCATAAAAGGCTTGCAGTAACAAAAAGGAGAAGCCAATGAGTGATATGTTTAATAAACTTTTTGAAACAGGCTTACTAGGTGAGGAAGTTCGCACTGACTTACAAGAAGCATGGAATCAAAAGGTAAAGGAAAACAAAGACACTGTTACTGCCGAACTCCGTGAGGAATTTGCAAAACGTTACGAACATGACAAGCAAAACATGGTCGAAGCGATTGACAACATGGTTTCCGAACGTTTAGAATCAGAAATTGCTGAGATTGCTGAAGATAAGAAAGCACTTGCAGAAGCAAGAGTTGAATATAAGAAGAAGATCGGTGAACATTCTGAAAAACTGCAGGAGTTTATGCTCAAGCAGTTGACTAAAGAAATTGGAGAGTTACACGAAGACCGTGCTAAGGTCAGCGAAAACTTTTCAAAGTTGGAAGACTTTATTGTTAAGCAACTTGCAAAAGAAATCAACGAGTTTGCAGAAGACAAAAAAGATTTGGCAGAAACCAAGGTACGCCTTGTAAAAGAAGCCAAAGAAAAATTTGCAGAAGTAAAAGCAAAATTTGTTGCTAAGTCAGCAGAAATTGTTAAAGAAACTGTAAGTAAGAAACTAACAGAAGAGATTTCACAGTTGAAAGAAGATATTCATTCAGCACGTGAAAACAATTTTGGTAGAAAACTATTCGAAGCGTTTGCTAATGAATATTCTAACTCATACTTAAACGAAAAATCAGAAACTGCGAAGTTAATGAAGATCGTTGCTGAGAAAGAAGAAGCGTTGGCTGAGGCTAAGAAAGTCATCACAGAGAAAGATACATTAGTTGAATCTAAGCAAGCAGAAATTGCTAAAGCGAAAGACGACGCGAAACGTGTTGCAGTGATGAATGAGTTGTTGACTCCATTAGGGAATGACAAACGAGCAATCATGTCAGAACTACTAGAGTCAGTGCAAACAGAGAAATTGCACACAGCATTTGACAAATATCTACCAGCAGTGATGGAAGACAAAAAGTCTGTTACTGTTAAAAAGGCACAATTAAATGAAGGCACAGAAGTAACAGGCAATAAGCAAGTAAAAGAAACGGTAGAAGAAAAGTCAAACTTAATAGAACTCCGCAAACTAGCGGGATTAAACTAAAAAAGGAGAAGGACAAAATGTCAGAAATAATCAACGAAAACTGGCAGGCAACCAAAGACGCTTTGTTAGAAGGTCTTAACGGACAGAAGAAAAGCGTAATGGACGTCACTCTCGAGAACACTAGACGTTATCTCGCTGAGTCGGCAACTGCTGGTGCAACTTCCGCAGGAAATGTTGCAACACTAAACAGAGTAATTCTTCCAGTAATTAGACGTGTAATGCCAACCGTGATCGCTAATGAGATCGTTGGAGTACAGCCTATGACTGGACCAGTTGCTCAAATTCACACACTAAGAGTACGTTACTCAGATTCATTTGATGACGTAACTTCTGGTGAAGAAGCACTATCACCATTCAAGATTGGCTTAGGCTATTCAGGTGGTGGATCAACTGATAAAGCAGACGCAACAGCGGCCTTAGAAGGTCAGCCTGGTAAGCGTATGTCAATTCAAATCTTAAAACAAGCAGTAGAAGCGAAAACTCGTAAACTATCTGCTCGTTGGACATTTGAAGCGGCACAAGATGCACAAGCACAACAAGGTATCGACGTTGAAGCAGAAATCATGGCGGCACTAGCCCAAGAGATTACTGCTGAGATCGACCAAGAGATCCTTGCGTCATTGCGTTCTTTGGCTTCAGTTGAAGAAACATATGACCAATCTGCAGTATCTGGTACTGCTACATTTGTTGGTGACGAACATGCGGCTTTAGCAGTTCAAATCAACAGAGTAGCGAACAAGATCGCTCAGCGTACACGTAGAGGCGCAGGTAACTTTGCTGTTGTTAACAACCAAGCATTGACAATCCTACAGTCTGCTACAACTTCTGCATTTGCAAGAAGCACAGAGGGTACATTTGAAGCACCAACTAACACTAAGTTTGTAGGTACTTTAAATAACTCAATGAGAGTGTATGTTGACTCGTACAAAGCAGACAACACTGTTGGAACTGATAACGACGCTGTTCTTATTGGTTACAAAGGCTCTTCAGAGACAGATGCGGCGGCATTCTATTGCCCATACATCCCTCTAATGAGTTCAGGTGTTGTACTTGACCCAGCAACTTTTGAACCAGTTGTTGGCTTCATGACTAGATACGGATATGTTGAGTTATCAAACACAGCATCGTCTCTAGGTAATGCGGCTGATTACCTTGGTAAAGTTGCTATTGCAGGCGACAAGGTATCATTCTCGTAAGAGATTAGTTACAAAACTATTAAAAGGGCGGCTTTATGTCGCCCTTTTTTTATGACTTCTTAAATATTAGTATGAGCAACATAAGAGAAGTTACAACCAGTTTAGATTGGCCTAATGTCGAAAGTGATATTAGAGAACTTATTAAGACAGCACCTGAATTTAAATTTGACGTTGCTAGATTCTGTGCTGGCATGCGTTCTGAAATTAACAAACTAAGTCAGATAGAATTACAATATAGACAACAACGTAGAGATAGTATTTTACAAAAACACAAAGATCAGTGTGATAAAATTAATCGTGCTATAAAAGATTTTAGTTCAGTGCATCTTATGCATCTCTTTACTAGAGTTGACTAAATACATTTGTCGTTAAACGTGCTTACATCTTGTAAGACTTATGCGGAATGACCCACCGCGTAACCCCTAGAACGGGAAACTAAGGAGAAAAAAATGGGAAGACCAGTAAACAGTAAATATTTCGGAACAACTGCATTAGGTGGTGACGAAACAGGTGAAGGTAATTTTTCAGTTAATGTAAAATTACCAAGTAGATCAGCAACTTCTTTGGGTATTATTTTACGTCAGAGAACAGTAAACAAATTCAAAGTTGATGATCAACCAGCAGGCGACGGTACAGAAGGAATCTGTACATTAGTAGACAAAGATGTTGATTCATTAGCAGATAATGAAATGTCTATCGACGCAGTAAAAGCAGGCTCAACAGGCGATCAAGTTAGAATCAAAAAGTTATACAACAGAACTTGCAGAGATTTTAACAATAATCGTTATACTTGGGTTATACAAGACGATTCAACATCAAACGTAATGGTTGTAACAGCAATCTAATTGTATAAACATTACACTATCAAAAGGGCAAAGTTCGCTTTGCCCTTTTCTCTTGACTAAATAATGCTATAGACAAAGGATCCTTAACATATGGCTGTAGATGTACTAAAAGTAACTGGTGATTATAAGATTGTAACCTCATCGGTCCCAGGAACTAAACTTACTATGGATACTCCAGAAGTAAGAATCACTGGCGATTTAACAGTTTTAGGTAACACAACTACCATTGAAACAGCAAACATGACTGTTGAAGATAACATCATTACTATCAACAGTGGTGAAACTTCGCTAACTGGAATTAGTTTAGGGCAAGCAGGACTTAACATTTATAGAGGTCCTTCTAGTTCAGCGGCAACATTGTTGTTTGATGATACACTAAGTTACATTCAACCAAACGGCAATACAGGTCCGGGTGTGTTTACTTTCAAAGTAGGTTCAGGCCTTGGTGCATTACAGGCACACGTACTAGAAACAACAGGAGAAGATTTAATTCTTCTAGGACAAAGTGCTCCAAATGCTGTTGTGAGTGTTACTGGTACTGCTGATTATGAAAACAATGTTACAGATGACGATGATATTCCAAATAAAAAATATGTAGACACTGCGGTATCAGGTGCGGCGATTGCTAGAATTTTAGCAGGCAACACAAAAGCACAGGTATATGACACAAGCACAGGTGCACCGCTTTCAGAGTTTACGGTAGAAATTGATGGTGTTGAAAAATTTAGTGTTAATGCCATTACAACAGAATTACAAGATATTACAATAGACGGAACAACCATTAGACCTAAAAACTCAAACTCAAGTTTGTTTTTAGAAACAAATGGTACAGGTGAAGTTGTTGTACGTGATGTACTAAGTATTGAAGGTGCAGTTGCTCCAAGTGCTCCAAGTGCAGACAGTGGTAGAATCAAGTTATATTCCCAAACCGAAGCAGAGGGTGGTTCTGGACTATATTTTGTAAATACATCTAGTACAAGAGATGAACTTGTAAGTAAAAAGAAAGCATTGCTGTATAGCATGTTATTTTAGGAAAGAAAATGGCGATTACAAATAGTTTTATAGATGCTACATTCACAACACTATACACCAGCACTGGTGATACAGCAGTTACAAGTATGATTTTTTGTAACTATGCTGACGTAGATAATATTGCGTCTCCAAGTGGTACGGTTCTTACTGATGCTGATACATTTTTAGATTTGCACATTGTACCAAATGGCGGATCTGCAAGTGATCAAAACAAGATTTTACATCAGTTAAAGATGCCAGCAGGCGAAACATTTATTATGGATTCAGAGCGTTTGGTTTTAGAAAATGGTGACACTATTGTAGCACAGACAACATCACCTGCTACAGTTAGTGCTACAATAAGCACGGTAGCGGTATAATGAGATTTGTCAAAAAACAACAATTAAATTCTAAACTTATTACAGATCCAAGTGTTTCTGTTGAAGCAAATGGTCAGGTAATTTTAGGAACAAAGTATGCTGTTAAGGTTCCTATGGGTAACACAGCAGAACGTCCAACCTTTCCTGAAAATGGACAAATTAGATATAACACAGATACAAACGAATTTGAATTTTATGTAAACAATGCATGGGAAGAAGCACGTACCATGCGTCCTAAAACAATCACTGTACAAACACTAGGAACTGGTGATGCTACAGAGCAAGAGTTTGGACCTTTGGATCCTGTTCCACTAGCACCACAAAACATCATTGTTTTGGTTGAAAACGTATTTCAAATTGCCGGCGTAAACTACACGATAGTTCAAAACCCAGGCGGCAGAAATGGCAGTTACATTCGCTTTGATAGTGCTGTACCACTGGGCAAAGATGTCGTTGTAATCCACGGTTTCGACTAAGCCGATCATACCCTTTTTCCAATAAAGACTAAATACTGTTAATGCAAACTTGACCGAGTAATGGTTTGCAGTACAAACAGTGGTCAGCCCGCTATGTAAGGTGGCTGGAGGCACAGGATGCCCGTTTATAGGAGAACACAATGGCCGTCGGTCGAATTTCAGGTCCGTTGTTGAAGGCTAACCTTCTGCGTAATGGCGTGGATTTAGCGTTTGAAACGGATTTATTATACTTAGATGTTAACAACAATCGAATTGGTGTTAAGACCGCAAGCCCCGCTTACGATGTAGATGTAAACGGCACTATAAACGCAACAAACTTACAAGCAACAAACCAAGTACAAGTAGGAAACTTAAACCTACAAAATAACACAATCAGTTCAAACTTAGGTACGATTGAATTGCTACCCGCAGGTAACGATCCTGTTATCTATCATTCAAAAATTCATGTAGATTCATTAGAATTCAATGACAACTATATTACGACATTAGATTCTAATGCACCTATTGAATTAAGACCAAACGGTACAGGTACAATTGAATTAGTAGGTAACACAAATGTAACAGGTAACTTATTTGCAACAGGTAACATTACTGCGGCAGGTAACATTACACTTGGTGATGGCAATTTAGATAACGTTCAAATTAATGCAGACCTTGTGTCTGACATTGTTCCTGATGTAAGTGACACTTATAGATTAGGTTTACCAACAAAGCGTTGGAAAACAATTGACGCCAACAATGCTAACATTGGCGAATTGCAGATTACAGATAATATTTTACAACCAATCAACACCAACAGTGATTTGATTATTCGTGCTAATGGTACAGGTGTTGTTGACATTTATGGTTTACAAATTGAAGCAGGTGGTAATGTTAGTCTTGCTGGTACACAATTAAATTTTGGTAACATCACAATAGATGGCGACGGTGATAACACAGGTATTTTTGCTAATGATTCAAATACCAATATGTACATTGCTAGTTCAGGTACCGGCAAAATTTATGCTAATGGCACAGATATTTTATTACAAGAAGGTAATGTATATCACGTTACAGAAAATGGTAATGATGCTAACAATGGTGGAGAAATTAACGAAGCCTTTGCAACATTGAAACACGCACTTACTGTTGCAACATTTGGTGATACAATTAGATTGGGTGCTGGTACTTTTGAAGAAGTAGCACCATTGGATCTACCACAGGGTATTACAATCACAGGACACGGACTACGTGCCACACAATTAAAACCAACAGCGGCTACAAGAACAAATGACTTCTTTAGAATGAACGGTGATTGTACCGTTGAAAATTTAACAGTTAGAGAAGTTGAATGGAATGGTACAACTGGTTATGCTTTTTGTTATCAACCAAACGCAAGTATTACAAGACGTTCAGCATATATTAAAGATGTTACAGTATTAAACTTTGGTTCAAGTGTTAGACTTGGAACAAATGCGGCGGATGATTCATATGGTTATGATGCGGCGGATGCTGGTAGAGGTATTATTGTTGACGGATCTAAAATTGCTCCAGGATCAATTGAAGCGGCAATGCTGTTTGACAGTGTAACACTTATTGTTCCTAACAACAAAGGTATTATTATCACAGAAGGTGGTAGAGCAGAATGGTTGAACTGTTTCGTTTACTTTGCTAGCCAAGGTATTGAAGGTATAGCAGGAACAGTTGGTACATTTGGAGATGGTAAAACTAAGATTCAACTAAGTGGAATAACAGGAACATTTTTACCAAATGATGTAGTTACATTTACATCAACAGATGGTTCCACAGTTACTAACTGTACAGTTGAAAGTGTTGTAGGAAGCGATACACTTATCGTCGATGGCCGCTATGATGGACTAGATGGATTTGATACGACTCCACAAAGCATTGTTGCTACAACAGGAAGTGGTGCAACAGCAACTAGTATTGTAAGATACGACAGAAAAGATTTTGGCGCAGAGATGCGTTCCATTGCATCAGCAAACGTGTATGGACAGTTTGGTATTAGAGCAGACGGTCCTGATGTGCGTTTGAGAATGAGTTCACATGATTTTGGCTACATTGGAGCAGGTAAGAAATTTGACAACAACGATAATGATGTAGCACAGGGTAACGAAGTTGTTGAAGTAAACGGTGGTAGAGTATTTTATAACTCAACTGACCAATACGGTGATTACAGAATTGGTGATCTATTTTATGTAGATCAAGACACGGGTGCTGTTACATTCAGCGGCGGAAACTTTGACGTTAGTTCACTAACAGGTATTACATTTACAAATGGTGGCAACACAACTATTGTTAATCCATTCCAGGTTTCAACAGGTAATCTAGTACTAAGTGGAAACACAATGTCATCCACACAGGGCGATATTAACCTAACTCCATTTACAGGTG